GCCCGTGGTGCAAAGAAAAAGATTGGGTTATGTTTGCAAGATATGCAGGTAGCCGAATCAAAATAGATGGTGGGGAAATGCGTCTGCTAAACGACGATGAAGTGTTAGCAACAATTGATAGTCCAGAGGACATCTTGCATGAGTTTTAACATAGGAGGATAACTATGCCAGAAGAAGAAAAGAAAACAGTACCTATTGATACATCAGGACCTGATGTTGATATAGAGATTGAAGAAAAGAAAGATGAGGCTGTTATAGAAACAGAACAGCCAAAAGAAGAAACAACGGAACAAGAAGTAAAAACAGAAGAACAAGAACCAGTAAAACAAGAAACAGAAACAAAAGAAGACGATCAATTAGAAGACTACAGTAAAGGTGTACAAGCTCGTATTGCGAAACTAACTCGTAAAATGAGAGAAGCAGAAAGAAGAGAAAAAGCTGCTCTTGATTATGCAAAAGCTGTAGAGGCAAAAAGAAAAACTGTAGAAACGAAATTTTCAAAAGTTAATGAAGATTATGTAAAACAGTTTGAAACTAGAGTGAAATCAGGAATGGATTCTGCTCAAAAAGAGTTAGCATCAGCAATTGAAAATTCAGATGCTGCTGCACAAATAGAGGCGCAGAAAAAAATTGCTGCTCTATCTATTGATGAAGCTAGACTTAACGCTTTGAAAGAACAACCAGTTGTTAAAGAAGAAGAACCTGCACCTAAATTAAAAGATGCAGAAAGTCTACCAGAAACTACACCTGAAAAACTACCTAATCCAGATCCTAAAGCTGAGGACTGGGCATCAAAAAATGATTGGTTTGGAAAAGATAGACCTATGACTTTTACGGCCTTTGAAATACACAAAGACTTAGTTGAAAGAGAGGGTTTTGATCCACAAACTGACGAATATTACGCAGAAGTTGATAAACGAATAAGACTTGAATTTCCGCATAAGTTTGATAAAAAAGAACAAACGTCAGAAAAACCGACGCAAAATGTTGCCTCTGTTAAACGTTCAGCTGTAAGACAGAATAGGCAGACTGTGAGACTCACTTCCTCACAGGTAGCAATAGCTAAAAAATTAGGAGTGCCACTCGAAGAATACGCAAAACAATTAAAAAACACGGAAGGAGCGTAACATGGAAAAAGAAAACAAAACTTCTCGTGCGAACCAGACACGAACAAAGTCAGAGAGACCTAAAGTGTGGGTTCCACCATCTTCTCTAGATGCACCCCCTGCACCTGATGGATTCAGGTATAGATGGATAAGAGCTGAAGTAGTTGGCTATCAAGATACGAAAAACATAACTGGACGAATTAGAGAAGGTTATGAATTAGTTCGTGCCGAAGAAGTTGAAAATGCATCAGATTATCCAGTCGTCGAAGACGGAAAATACAAGGGAGTGATTGGGGTCGGTGGCCTTCTTCTTGCGAAGGTACCAGTCGAGATCGCGAAGCAACGTCAAGATTACATGACTCAACGTCATGAAGAACGAAGCGAAGCAGTTTCAAACGATCTTATGAGGGAGCAGGATAGTAGAATGCCTATCAATGTTGAAAGGCAATCTCGTGTAACCTTCGGTGGTACGAAAAAGTAAAATTTTAAATATCATCGATACAATTAAACCGTACTGGAGGCCCTTCGGGGCAGGTACATAAGGAGAAACAACTATGGCTAATAGAAGCACAAGTGGATTCGGACTTAGAATGGCTATGAGATTGGGCAATACGCCTGCAATCGGTGGTCAGTCAAAGTACGCAATCAAAAGCGGTCTAGGTGTAGGAATCTTCAAGGGTAACCCAGCGTCTATCCAGTTAGCTGGCGACACTGGTTTTATCCAAGATTCTGCTTTCTCGACTACAGATGACGGTAACGATGGTGGTATCGACTTTACAACTGCAAACGATGCATTGTTAGTTGGTGTTCACAATGGAGTATTTTTCATTGATGGAACTACAAGCAAACCAACGTTCGCAAATTCTGTAGCAGCAAGCGCTACATTTGGAACAAACCCAAACACTGGTAGTACAAACGGAGTTGCTTTCGTAAACGACGATCCAGACCAAGAGTATGTGGTCAAAGCGGATGCGGCGGTAGGACAAGCAATCTTTGGTTTATGTGGAAACATAAATGACTTTGCTGCTGGTGACGCAAAAGACGGAGCATCAACAGCGACGTTTGATTCAGGCACACAAGGTGAAACTAAAATGTTCAGAATCGTGAGATCTGCAGAAGATCCAGATAATGAAGATTTAACAGTAGCTGGTGCAAACATCATCGTTGTAATAAATGCTGCGGCTAACACTTATAGATAATAGCTAGAATAGGAGCATAAATTATGGCAATATCAAGATCACAACTAGTTAAAGAACTAGAGCCAGGTTTGAACGCACTGTTCGGCTTGGAATATAAGAGGTATGAAAATCAGCACGCTGAGATTTATACAAACGAAACTTCTGACAGAGCTTTTGAAGAAGAAGTAATGTTATCAGGTTTCGGAAACGCACAAGTAAAAGGCGAAGGTTCTGGAGTATCATTTGATGATGCACAGGAGACTTACACTGCTAGATACACTCACGAGACTGTAGCTTTAGCATTTGCTATCACAGAAGAAGCTATCGAAGATAATCTTTACGATAGACTTTCTGCTAGATATACAAAAGCTTTAGCAAGATCTATGAGTAATGCTAAACAAGTGAAGTCTATTGAACCATTAATTAATGGTTTACCTTCAACTGGAACATTTAAGTCTGGGGATGGAAAAGCATTATTTGCTACAGATCACCCTGCTCTTACAGGTCCAAATGTACAAAATACATTGACTACACAAGCTGACCTTAACGAGACTTCATTAGAAAATTCGTTGATTCAAATCGCGAAAATGACTGATGAAAGAGGACTTAGAATTGCAGCAAGAGGATTGAAAATGATCATTCCTTCTGAGCTTCAGTTTACAGCAGAGAGACTTATGAAGTCTCAAGGCAGAACTGGAACAGCTGACAATGATATCAATGCAATCGTATCTATGGGTATGGTTCCGCAAGGATACAGAATTAATAACTATTTAACTGATTCTGATGCATTCTATATCTTGACAGACGTACCAAATGGTATGAAAATGTTCACAAGAGCTCCATTGACAACTGCAATGGAAGGTGACTTCGATACTGGAAACGTAAGATACAAAGCGAGAGAAAGATACTCATTTGGAGTATCTGATTTCAGAGGTATCTTCGGCGTTGAAGGTGCGTAATATCTAATTTATGGGGCGGCCTAAAAATCGCCCCATTTAATATTTAGAAAGAAAAAATGCCCACAAAAAAATTTAGAGTCCAAATATTTGCATATCAGATGCACGCTGATTTCAACATAACATGCATCGAATCGCCTATTGATATAGAAAACGCAATCATTGACAGGTTGGGAAAATCTGATATAAAATGGGAGTATCTTGGAGAAATGAACGATCCCAAGATAAAACGTATAACCTATGAGGAGGTTATCGATGGAGAACATGATGCAACATCTAAACGACCTTTACACTCAGAAGAGGGGTCTGGATCTCGAATGGGAGCAGGAGCATCTTAAAGAGGGTAGATATACTCTCAATATGGTTAAGATTGACAGAAAAGTCAGAGAAGTAATTAGCCATATTAAACTTGCAGAGGCTCAAAAAGAGCATATGCAAAATAAGATAGAAGGTTCTGCACCAGAAGTTTCTGTAGCTACTTAATAAAAAGCTACATCGTTGGAAAAATCCAATCCACATTGTAGGCCCTCTTGCGCTCTAATCAAAACTATTATATAAATTAATCACTATACAATTAATTAGAACATGGACGCGTATAGTCGACGGCCTAGAGACCATGTTCGGAAAACTAGGAGGATATAATTATGGCAAATACTACATTTTCAGGACCGATAAGATCAGAAAACGGTTTTGAACAAATAACAAAAAATAGCTCAACAGGTGCTATTACGGTTGAAGCTACTTATGATGCTAGACCAAACTTTAGACAAACAGTAGACAACTCGACTTTAAATACGGGTGGTGATGTAACAACTACTTTAACTACTGCTCAATCAGGGACAATTTTTGAAGTTGATGGAACAGGAGATATTGTTGTTAACATGCCTGCTCTAAGCACAGCTAATGTTGGAAATACTTACGAGTTTTTCGTAACTACTGCTGTAGGTTCTGGTAAAACTGTTACTTTTGTTTTACCTGGTTCAGGTGTATCAAATTTCTTTGGTGCGCTTTCGCTAATGGGTGGAACAGCTGCTAACCCATCAAGTGATGTTGCAGGTGATACTTTAACA